CTCGGTAAGTTGTATTCATGGCGATCATATTCGCCGTGGACTTGCGGAGCTTTGGCGGAAGCAGGGGTCGGCGCATCGTTATCCCTGTTTCGTCCAGAGTTTTGGATCCATAAATGTGTCGCTCTCTTCACATAGAAAAAACGATTTCCTTACTGCCCCAGCAATTTCCCCCAAGTCCCCTTCCCGGCGATACCGTCAGCGCCGAGGCCGTACTTGGTCTGGAACTTCTTCAGCGCCGCTTCCGTGCCGCTGCCGAAGTCGCCGTCCGCACCGGCCGCACCACAGGAGAACCCGTAGGCGATCAGCGCCGCTTGCAGGGTCTTCACGTCCGCGCCCTTCATGCCGCGCTTGAGCATCCGTACCTGCAGGGGGATGGTCACATCCTGCGCCGCAGGTGCAGGCACCGGCACCGGCACGTTTTCGCTCTCCACAAAGGGTACGCCCAGCGCCGCGCACAGGCCCTTGGCGATGGTCTCGCCGATCAGGGTGGTGTTGTCGATGATCCACCGGGCAACACTGGGGACATCGTGGAAGTCCGTCTCGATGTATACCGTCGTGGCGGCAGGGTGCTTCACCTCGTACAGTGCGGGATGGGCCCGGATGACATCCGGCGCACCCGGCGTCACAGGCCCCAGCGCATCCAGCACCGCCTGACACGCCTTATACCCGGCGCTGTTCCGGTCGCCGCTGTAACAGAACAGGTGCGTACCGCTGGCTTTTCCATTGCAGGCGTTGGAATGGATGGGGACGTGCAGGTCAGCCTTGAAGCGGTTGGACGCCGCCACACGGTTCTGCATGGTGTCGTACTGGCCCAGCATAACCTCCACACCGGAGCGCTCCAGCGCCGCCTTACACGCCCATGCAATGCGCCCGCACTGCACGTCCTCGGTGGTATTGCCCACCGCGTAGGTGTTGCGCCGCTGGTCGCTGGGGGAAAGATATACCTTCTTAGTCATTGGCATTGACCCCTTTCCTGTACTGCGCCGTGCTGATGCCCAACAGCGCACCCAGCAGTGCCGTTACGGCAGAGATGGTCATAGCTACCTGCTCCGCGTAGGGCCAGCCCCACACCGGGGCCAGCGCCACATAGAAGGCGCTGAGCGCGGGCAGCACGATCATCACGATCCACTTCATCACATCGTAGACTTTATTATTCAGCTTCATATTACTTTCCTTTCCGGCCTTCCGGCCTGTTACATCTTATGCATCGGCAGCCTCCGCACTTCCTCCATGACCCGCTTCGCACTTCCGTTGCCGCCCATTTTTTCGTAGGGCGCGTACAGATAGTCGTTGAGATTCTCGTACTCGTCCTGCGTAATGTATCCGCGGTCGACGTACACCATACCAAGATGTACAATGCGGTCGTGGGCGAGGCCCACCAGCATCTTGCGCTGGGCGTCACCCTTGTCAACGCGCTTAGCCACCACGGCCCACAGGCCGCTGCTGGTCAGCACCGCCACTACGAGAGGCACTGCCACCTGTGTCCAAACATCCATCCTTGTCACCCCCTCACAGCTCCGCCGACAGCAGGGACACCGCGCCCGCGTTGAGGGCGGCGGCGGTCATGCCGTGGCTGGCCTTGGCGGCGGAGATCATCACGCCGTTGGCCCGCGCCGCCGTGACGGCGAACGTGAAGCCCGTCTGATCCGTGCCGCCCATAACGCTGCGCACCTTGAAATCATCCACAACGATGGTGGGCTTCGCCCGCATGGTCACGGGCAGCGGCACAAAGAAGAAGATGGTGCCCGTGCCGATGATCACGGCCTGCACCAGATCCGACGCCAGCGGCACCAGATACCGCTGGCACCGCGCCAGCTCCGCGCCGTAGTCGGGCAGCTGGTTCAGCTCCCACGCGCCGCCGTACAGATGCGCCAGCGTCTGCACATCGCCCAGCTCCAGCTTGGCGGCGATGAGCTTCGTGCCCGCCGCCGTGACGGTGAAGGTCTTGGTGGTGCTGTCGTAGCCCACGGGAACGACGCCCTCCTCTGTCAGGGCGGTGGCCGTCACCGTACCCACCGGCGCGTCCTCCAGCACCTGCGCCATGGTGCCGTTGAGGGTGATGCCGTCCGCCCCGATGGTCACGGAGCCGCTGACCAGCTTCCACCCGTCCAAAAAGTACCCGGCGGTGCTGATGGTGCCGCTGACGCCCCGCTGATTCACCGGACGGCCAAAGTACCAGTCCCGCAGCAGGTTGGGGTTACAAGGAAACGCCTTGGTAGCAATGACGCTGCCGCTGATGGAGATGTTCTCCCCGGCTGTCAGCGCCTCTTGCTTGCCCTCCAACACAGCCTGTACGCTTCCGCCGCTGCTGGTTGGGATATCCTCCGCCGACAGGGACACGTTGCCGCTCTCGTCGGGGGATTTTTCGTTGACAGAGCTGACAGACCCCGCACCGTCGATGCCCATTCGCGTCACGGAGTAGCTGACGGCGGGGCTTCCGGTGTTGAACGTGGTGGTGACTTTCGTCCACAAATATTTGCCCTGCGGTACGGTGGGGATTGTCGTACTCCAACTGCCACTGGGGACAATCGTCCCGGAATCAGATACCATGTACTCCACCGTTGTACCCGTCACAGTGGCGGCGGCTCCGGTGTCTCCCTTTTCTCCCTTGATTTGATACCACGTGTATTGCTGCCAGTCATCCGGGGCTTCTGCCGCCGTGCCGGAATACACGCCCATCCACGCATCCGGCAGGTCGCCCATGCTGTGGCTGTCCGCCGTGGGCTGCTGGCTGGCGTATTTAATCCACACGTGGCTGTCATCACCCTTGTCGCCCTTGGCTCCGTTGTACACGGAGAAGTCAAAGAAAGTCCCGTCCGTGCGCGTAAAGCGGTAGTTGTCCACCAGCCCCACCGTGGACAGTTTTTCAAAGTTTGTCAGGCCGTTGCCGTTTGTCACGGTAAAGGTTTTCGTGGTGGTGTCGGCCAGCGTAATGGTGTAGGTGTCCACAAGCCCATCCGTACCGGTTTTGGCAATATTGGAAATACCGCCGTGACCGTCAGCCGCCGCCGTCAGCCAGTTTAATAGCGTCTGCCCTTGCAGGCGCTTTGCCGTGCCGTCCTGTTCCAGCACGAACATGTCTGTTGACTTGATCTGCTCCGCTGCTACCAGCTCGGATATCGCTTTATCAGCCATTGTCAGCGTCCTCCTTGTTCTCAGTATTCATCGCCGCCGTCAGCGCTTCCAGCGCATTGATACACGCCAACAGCCGGTCAAGGTTGCTTTTGCCCCGTACCTCCACACCGTTCAGCGTAGTGATGATGGCAGATAAGGTTTCTTTCATGTGCATTATTTCTCCCCCTCATACGGTCGCCGCAGCGCTACACGCACGGCGCTGGAATCGTTGTAGGCGTATTCAACGCCGATAACCTTCGTGTATCCGTCATAGACTGCCGTTTCGCCGCCCGCAATGTATTCCATGTGCCGAGTGTTGGCGGACGCGCTGAACGCAGTCAAAGCGTCTATCAGAGTCACACCCAGAATATCCACGTACAATATGCCAACAGACGCCAAACCGCAAAATGGGCAGTCATACGCAGTGCCATTGGCAATTTTGAATTTTGGCATAGCTCTACGCCCTCCCAATCACATAAGTTGCCGCATCTTTCTTCATCGTCCTATAACTGTCGCCGTTAATGATAAAATTGTTTCCCGAAACAGTTAGCGAGGATATTTCTGCGATAGCGGCGTACATCCTGTTCGTCCACAGCTTTTCGGATTGAACTTGCCCGGTTACGACCTTATTTGCATAGATCACATCCGCAAAGTAACCGTTGATTGTGCTATTACATGTGCTCGGGTAGACTGACCCGGACGTGATATGCCTGTTCACAATGGCGTCTGTTCCGATCTGGCCGCCGCCCACAGAAAAGCTTGCAAGTCCCGCTCCGTCAAAATACCCTGCGCTGCCGCCGTAGTCGATGCTCCCAGCCTGCACTGTTCCCAAAAATTTGCCGCTGTAGGCGGTCAGATTGCCGCCGCTGTCAACCGTGAAATACTTGCCAAGCTGGATACCGTTTGGGCCAAAATAAATGCCGGTGGTATTTGTGCCGCCCCATGTCTGGCCGTTGGTACTCAGATATCCGTCTTTGATCGTCAAACCACCAATAACGCCGCTGGTGGCGGTGATTTTACCCGTAACACTCAGTCCGCTTTTATCGGCTTTCAGTACCGTACCGCCGTTGCTGGTCAGCGTCCATCCGTCCGCTGTCATGCTCCATCCAAAGCTTGCGCCGTTGCCGCCGGTACGGCTCACTTTGGCGCTGATCTCGTTGGCCTGCACGGCCAGCGCCGCGCTCAGCGTTTCCGTGTCGCTCTGCCGTGCCGTCACCTCCGCCATGATCTGGTCGGCAAGCACGGTAAGGCTGGCTTTCGTCTCCTTGTATTGCCGCTCGATTTTCCGCGTGGTGGGCGATTTGTATTCGTACTTATAGTTGATTTTTTCGCCGCCCGGCGCGGACAGATTGGCCGTATACAGCGGCCCATGAGAAACGTCTTTCTGGTATATGCCACTGTATACGCTGCCCACCGATACGCCGTCCCCGATCTCGGCCGCTGGGTTCAGGTGCGCGTCACTGGCCGTATATGGTTGATATTGCCATCCTCGGATTTTGGCGAGAATGTCATTTGCCATCTTTTGCGATCCCCACGGGCATTCAAGCGTCAGCGTGCGGCCTGTGTCGCTTCCTGCGGAGTATTCCATCTCGTCAGAAACAACAATAGTCACGCCGGAATAGCCGTCAAATTCCTTCTGTTTTTCCAGCGAGGAGACAAACTTTCGCACATTCACAATGTCAGACAACGATCCTGTCACCTCCAAACGTAATGGCAAATCCTGCGTTGTCGGTCAGATACCGCGTCTCCTTCGGGATGTCCCAGAAGCAAACCAACTGCAATTCGCCCGCTTCGCTCATGATAAAGCTGCCCGCGTACATGGCCGCGATATAGCCCAGATACTCCCGGCAGGAATATGTAGTGTTGTACTGCACAGGATACGCGGCGGTCATCATAGCGGTGGTGCGGCTGTCAACTGTGACGTTCAGCGCCGCCGCGATTTCCTTCACAACGTCAATATCCTTCGCGGGCCACGAAAGCTTTGTGTTTGCCGGATAATCCTGCTCAGAGAACAAAAGCGCGTCATAGCCGTGGATTTGCAGCCACTTCACATCATCCTCGTCCGCGTCCTCATCGATGGAATCGGCAAAAAATATGCCCTGTTGCAGCCACTCCGAATGCCGCTCACCGTCTGTAAGCCGGGAATAGATGGAGATACGCGAAAGTCCCACGATCGTGCCGCCAGGCTTCAGCATTTTTATATTGCACTCACGGCTGATGCATTCGCCTACCGTTGGCTCGCTGCCGCTAAATATGCCTCCGCTGGTGGACACGTCCGCCAGCATACTTTCACCATATCCGCCGTCAGCGCCGGAAGCGGACACCAGAATGCGCACGCCGCCGAACGTGATGTAATCGCCGCTCTTGTCGATCAGCAGGCCGCTGTCACCGATGGAAACTCTCGTTTCTACGGTGTAGTTCCCCGTTAGCAGCTCGCGATACAGGGCAGATGTTGCTTGCATACGCCCTCCTTACTGCTCCACTAGCGGGAAGCTGATGCCCTCCCACAGCATTTCCCCCGTGTCGGGGTCTGCCGTGGCGATAGTGGCCGGTACGTTGTTGGAGTAGTACCGCGCCGAATGTACCGTATACAGCGGGTGCATGTTGGTCTCCACCGTTACAAATTCCGGCAAGATCAGCTGCATCAACGCCAGTTCGTTTTCCCGGTTCATGGGCAAGCACTTCACGTTTGCCTTAAACTTAATGGCCACGCGGCCACGGTGCATGGTGGCATCCATGGTGCGCCCCGCTTTGGCGCTGTCGATGTCATTGCGAGACCATTCGATTCCGTTCTGCTCCGTCAGGTGCAGGATGTCCACGCCGTTGATTTTAAAATAAGGCGCCGCCATGTATCACACCCCCAATGCCCGCTGATTCCGTCTCTGCTGCCGCGTGATCTCCGGGGACAGCACCCGCGCCAGCGCCGCAAGATCACCGGTAAACTTGATGGTAATTTCTTCGCCGCCGCTGCCCAGCTCCTCCCGCACGATCTGCCGGATCAGGTCTGCCGGTGCCTCGATGTTCGTCCCGTGCTTCTGGTCGCCCAGCACCGCCATAAACTCGCGGTTTGGCGGGATAACCGCGCCACGCGCCAGCGCAGGAACGTCAACGGCCCGCAGCGCAGGCATTGCCTGCATGTTGACTGCGGATTGACTGGAAAACGAGCTCTGCGCGCTAGTTTCGTCTCCGCCGGTAAAGAAGTTTACTACGCTGCTAAATGCGTTTGATATCCAGTCAACAGCACCTTGTACCCATGATACAATGGCGTTCCAGGCATTTCGCAATCCGGAAAGAAGCCCGTCAATCACTTTTCTGCCCAGATTTGACCACCACTCTTTTGTGAAAAACTTTGCTACGTTGGTGTTCCACCAGTTCTTGATATTGCCCCACATCCCAGATATTTTGTCTTTGATAAAGTCCCAGTTTGGCGCAATTGCTGCCGCAAGGCTCGCACCACCGGCAAGTATTAACCCCAATCCGAGAGGGATTCCGACGCCGGTAAACAACAGGATGATTCCAAGCACCAGCAATGATGCGCCGGCAATTGCTACAACCTTTCCGATTGGCCCCTGCAAAGCTGTTACAATGCTGTCCCAATTGAGCGCAGCAATCGCAGCTAATCCCGCAGCGCCGGCAACCAAAAGGCCAATCCCAAGCGGGAGATTTACTCCGGTAAGTGTTAGCGTCAACCCAATAGCCAAAAGCAATGGTGTGCCAATTGTCAGCAACTCACTGCACACTTGCAAAATTTGTGGTTTCAGTGTGTCCCAATTTGCTGCCACAGCGGGAGCCAGTACGGCAGCTCCTGCAAGAATCAGCCCCAAGCCTACCGGGATGCTCACCCCGGAAAATGCCAGCAAGATGCCAAGAACCACCAACACAAGGCCGGTAATAAGTGCCGCCATACCCAGTGCTGTTCCCTGGAGCATTTCCTTAATCGCGTCCCAATTTTCGGTCACAGAATCCCATATGGCGATTGCACCCAGCGCCATAAGCGCAAGGCCGAGCGGAATGTTTGCGCCGGAAAACGTAAGGATAGCGCCAAGCCCCAGCAATGCCGCTCCGGTAAACAGCTCAACAACCGCGCTTAGACTGTCGCTGATTTGCCCGGTAAAGTCCGGCGCAATGCCGCCGCTTGTGTCAACGCCTGAACCCCCGCCGCTGTCCGAATTGCTTTGATCGTCCATCACGTTCAGTTCATCAAAGCCCGCCAGATATTTTGACGCGTCCTTTGCCGCCTTGCCCACGCCCTCAATGCTCTTTTTCTGGTCATTTAATGCTTTTGCACCCTGCGCTGATTTTTGGATCGTGGTGCCAAACAGCAGCGATACAAGCCGGGATATTGCGTTGACGATGCGCGTGATCACGTTTACCATCAGCGTAAACGCGGGAATGACTACGTTGATAATGGGCTGCGCCAGCGTCATCAATACGCCCTTGAGCCGTGCCACTGCTGCCATTGCCTCGTCGTTGGTCTTGATGGCTTCCCACATGTAGTCCTTGATTTTACGCAGTGCGGCGGTTATGAGAGAAAACACTAAAACGCGCCTTGCCAGCGTGGCAATGTGCTTGCTCATCTTACCAATGCGCTGTTGTGCTGCCTCCGCTGCTTCACTCATGCCCTTTGTGCTCTTTCCCGCGCCTGCCAGCTGCCCGGCAAGCTCTCCCGCCTTTGACTGCATTTCCTCAAGCTTTGCGGTATCGGCCTTAACGGAGTTGCCCATCTTGTCGATTTGGTCATTCAGCTTGTTATACTCTGCCGTCATGGTCTTTACCGTCTTTTCCTGCTCTTTGACCTGCGCAGTGGTATAGTAAAAATCGGTGTTGTTCTGCATGTTGTAAAGCTTCCGGTTTGCTTCGTCCAACGCCGCGCCCAGCTGCTTGGACTGCTCCACCAGCGGGGACATGGTCTGCTGCTTGCCGGAAATCTTTTGATTCAGTTTGTCGATCTGGCCCTCAAGCTTTTTCAGCTCAGATTGCGCCTTTTTGTTATCGACCTCTGTTTTGATGATAATGGAGCCGTCAGCCGCCATGATGATCACCTGCCTATAAACTCATTGACATAAATGGGTTTGTGCGTTATCTTTGTATTGCGGATCAAAAAAGGAGGGTAACATGGGCATATTAAATAGCGGGAAAAAGGAAATTCGGCGGGTAAAATTATTGGGGGTGCGGGAAGCGCACGAAACGCTTATGTTTTACACTGTAAACTTTTCCCTTTATAGCTTTTGGGTCGAATATACCGATGGGTCGACAGCGACAATTGAATGTTCCCCGGAAAGTCCAACCGGCAACAAGCGAAAGCAAAAACAGTTGTTTGATAAACTGATGTCTATTGCAAACGCAAAGCCAAGAGTTCAAGAATCTGTTTCGCGTAATACTGACGTTTCAATCATGGACGATCTTCAAAAGCTAAACGATTTGCACGAATCCGGAGTAATTCCTGACGAGTTGTTTGAGGAAAAGAAAACCGTTCTTTTGGAAAAGTTGTCCGGCTCTGTGATTGCGGAGCGTAAATCCCCCAATTTGTTTATAACCCGCACAAAGGAAAGGCCGAGAGGGGAAGGTAAAACAATTTTGCTGGTTGACGGAGTGGAAGCATCTGTTGATTTGGATAAGCCCGCATCCTTGCGCCTTGATTCGGGCGAACATTTTCTCAAGTTTAAGCGTGCGGCAGTCACCAGCCCAGAAATCCACCTGTTTGCAAGCAAATCCAAGAAATATGAAATCCTGCTTTCCCCCAAAATATTTAGCATTGATGCAGAATTGCGGGAAATAAGATGACCCCCCACAGCCGCCCTCTTTGGAGGGCGGTTTTTTTACGTCCACTTTCGGATAAAATCAACCTCCGCATCGGTGTACCGCTGCTTCAGGTCGATCATGTCTCGGTTGCGGCGATAAAACTCGCGGTCACTTTTGTCCAGCTGCTTGCCGCTTGCCAGCTTCTGCCGGATGCTTACCACCTGCGCAAAGGTGCAGTCTCCGCCGATTTCCTGATAAGCTGCCAGCAGCGTCCACCAGTGCAGATACTCCACCGCCCGGATTTCATAGCCGATCACGCGGTTGATGGGAGCCACCACAAGTGGGAAGTCCTGCTGCCAGTCCATGACCTTTTTCAGCTTCTTCCCGTTGTCCTCCTGCCCGCCGTTGATAAACCACAGACACCGGCTGATAGCCGCCTCATAGTCGCCCTCGCGCATTTCCGCGAACTGCGGGTAGAAGATATCCAGCACCACATATGCCCGTTTCTGGTCGGTCAACTCCGTGTCGTTGATGGCTTCCAGAATGTCCAGAATCGCCCGGAAATCCGACCGTATCTCATATTCCCGCCCGTTGACCTCGACGGATTTCGGCAGCGTGTACGTCATTTGTGATACTTCTTGGTGTACTTGGCAATGCGCGGATCGTATGCCTTGCGCTCACGCACGACCGCTGCGTCGATCTCGTCCAGCAAGCCAAACATCAGGTTTGCCCACAGCGGCAGACCGTCGGCAAAGGCGTATACGTTCATTTCGCCAAACAGCGGGCCGCAAACGTCCGTACCCAGTGCGGTGTTGATGATTTCCCGCATCTCGCCATCCATAATGCGGGCCTGCTCAAAAAGCTTGCGGTCGCCCTGCCGCTTTTCCACCTCCGTGCGATATGTCTCTTGCTTGCTGTCCAGCCGGTCAAACACGTCCAGCAGCTTTTCCAGAAACACGCTGTCGGTGGGGTTAAACGTCAGTTGACAAACGCCGTTGATCACATAGGTTTCAAGGCCGGTCGCAAGGGTAATTTCCTTCATTTTTGCATCTCCTTTATGCGGTGGGGCGGTTGCCCGCCCCGTGTGTTACTCGTCCGCTGTAAACGTCACAGTGCCGCCGGACACCGCCGCCGTGCCGGTGGTTCTGGTGCCGCCGTATGTAACGTCATAGGGCATGCCGATAAAGCCGCCGCCCTCGCCGCCAAGACTGGACGGCTTCACCATGCAGGAGCTGTAACGCTCGGCAAACATTGCCGTTCCCTCGGTGCCAGCGTAAAGATGCACGATCAGCACATCCTGATTGGCCAGCGCCGCCGCGTTCTGCTCCTTCACCGCAAGGTTCCAGATTTTCACAATGGCCGCGTCGCCGGAATCCAGATTGCTGGGGTCGAAGGTTTGCGTAACAATGGGCTTCTTCATGGTCGAACGGGTCACGCCCAGAATGTCCTTGCTGGAATCTTCCTGCCAGTCGTATTCCATGCTGGAATCCGTGACACGGGTGCCAAGCGGTGACCATGTGGGGGCCGCGGCGCTGGTTCCGGTATTCAGATACGCGATCAACAGTTCGCGGTCTACGGTCTGGCCGGAAGTAGTGTTAAAGGTCAAATCTGCCATTATACATTCACCTCGTAATTCAGTTTCATAAGGATTTGGTGATCTTCGTCCCCGTTTTCATACATGGCAAACAGGGAGGATCGCGTGGTCGGCTCCATGCTGATAACGCGCTTGTCATCGCCAATGTCGGGCTTCTGACCATTTGCCCAATCCCCGATAGCGTTCAACAGCTCGTCAGCCTTAAGCCGTTTGTCGTTGCTGTTCCCCGGCTTCACGCGGTAAATGATCTTGAACTGATACTCCGCCACATAGCCGCCGGTGATGTACTTCCGCACGATGTAAGCCGCCTGGATGGTCGACATCGCCATAGCGGAAGTGTCGGCGGGAAGAAACTCAAAGCGAATAAGGTCGACTGGCAGCTCCGGGTATGTGTTCAGCCACACAAGCAGCTTGCGCGATACCTGATCCTCTTCCGCCGCCGGCACGGCCTTTTTAATCTTTTCCAAATTTCTTCACCGCCTTATCTGCCACCCGCACCCACTTCTCCACGTTCTGCGCTTTGGAAGCATCAAACCAATGTGCCTGTGCCTGCGGATGCATTGTTGTGTTAAATACAAGATTTCGGTCTGTGACCACCTTGTGCCCGCCCTTTGGGGCGTATGTGCTGCCGGTCGCCGGGTCTACCATTACCTTACCGTAGTACAGGAAGCGGGCGTATGGGCCTGGATAAATGACCTCGTTTCCAACCACCCGTGTTCTCTGCGTCAGAGAGCCTGTAAGCGCAGGCACAAAGGGGATGGTATCTTTCATCACCTGTTGCGCTAAAACGCTTTCAGCGCGGTCACAGGCCCTTGCAAGCTGCCGCTTTACATCGTCCATGCCGGACACGTCAACAGAGAACTTGAGCGACATCTCATGCTCCTCCGACTTCCCAGTGTCTCATGTCCACGCTGCCAAAATCTTTCTCGTCCACTTTTGTCACGTTGTAGCAGCCGTCCTGTGCCATAGCCACGTCCTCTTTGTCTGTAACAAACTCGCCTTTCACAAAGAACGTCAGCCCGCCGTTACCGTTCACAGACAGCGTCCACAGCCCGGACTTGTCCGCCGTTGCAAGAAACGCCTGCGGGGGCGCGTAAGTTTTGGCCTTGCCTGTCGTGCCGTCCACCGCTTTCACGGAAAACGGAATGTACAGGTTTACCGCGTCCGCACTCTCAAGTCCGCTTTCACGCACGTTGACCGCCTTGCTGGCTTGCAGCATAACACCGCGCAGGATGGTCACATACAGCTTTGTGATTTCATCAAAAGTCGCCGGGTCAGTCTCCTGCACGGAGTTGTAGACCGTTATAGTGTGGGGCGCGTACAACCACAGCACCCCCCTCCCCGATACAGCAACCCGGTATGAGCAAGGTATTCCATGCACGTTTTTGCAAGCAGTTTCTTTGCCCCGTCTGTCGCATTGAGTGCAGACAAGGCGGATTCCCCGCCCGTTGCAAGTGTTCTGGAATAGCTGCCTACCGTTTCGCTTTTGACTTCCGCGTCATTTGCCGCAGCGTTTGCAAGGTTCTTCACGGCAAGCGCCTGCGCCGCCTCGATGACCGCATACTTGTCAACCAGCGCGCAACAGCACATCTTTACCGCATCCAGATCAGCGTTGTCTTGCGCTCTGTTGCGCGTGTAGTAATCGAGGAAGGAGCTGGCGCGGACAACAAGACGCGGGAAGACATTTTCACTCACAGCGCCCATGTAAGTGCCAGAGTAGTATTCAAAGTCTGCGTAAGTCATCAGTGCCCTCCTTCCAAAACTGCGAGAATTTCAGCCTTTTTCATCGAACTGCTGACCCCTTTCACCCCGTTTTCATCGGCATACGCAAGCATTTCAGCTTTTGTCATGCCGGAGAAAGCCGGTGGGTCAGGGTCAGGCTCATTCAGCAGTTCAGTTAGCCCCCCACTGCCGGAGTGATGGAGCCGACAACCACGCCGTCAATGCGCTCGGCGAACAGCACCATGCCGTTGATAACGGTATCGGATGCGGTCATGTTGGTGTAATCGGGTTCCTCGTGGATGCCGATATAACCGGTGGCGTCGGTTGTGAAGTTGAACACCTCGCCCAGATCTGCGCCGTTCACAGGGATGTAGTACAGGACGATGTTGTCCTTGGCGGTGGCGTAAATCTTGCCCTTGGGGACGCTGGAGTTCAGAATCACAGTGCCCAGACCGAGAAAGTTCTCGACATAGGTCATGCCAAAAGCGGCCTGCAGGGTGATGTTGGCAGTTGCGAGATAGTCCGCAACGTCCAGCGGGTTCATGAAATACACTGCGCCGATCTCGTCATCCTCGAACAGCACCTGCAGCTGGCCCCATGCCTGAGCCAAGGTCGCCTGGAAGGTAGCACCGCTGGCCGTGCCAGTACCGGTTGCGAGGAAGCCGAAGAAATCCTTGCGGATACCTTTCTGCACGTCCTTCAGCATTTCATCGGTGGTCATTTCGACGGCCTGATCGTAGCCGCGATCAGTGATTGCCTCGGCAGAAGTGGCCTTACGCCACTTCTTCAAGGTGATCTCCTTGTAGTTCACAGCCTCGGTCTTGTACTTGCTCAGAGGGATGGTCTCGCCCTCGGCCACAGCGCCGTCTTCCAGAGTGCCGGTAGCCTTGTAGCTCTTGAGCACAGTACCGGCCTGCTTGGCGATCTTGCGGGTAACGCCCAGAGCCTCCATCAGCTTCTTGATGGAATAACCGAACATTTCGGTAAATTCGATTTCGCGCACACGCGCGAGGTCAGCTTTCTTAATGAGCTTAGGATCAGCAGCCATTTTTATTCTTCCTTTCTAAACAAATCCATATTTGCGGCGATTGCAGCCCGCCGCTCCGCTCTGTCGGTGATCTTCATGATCTCGTCTTTGGTCATCGGCTTCCCGCCATCGTTAAGACGACCGCCCATGTCCACGCGGACGGATGCCTTGGCAACAAGCCCCTTATAGGTGCCATCCACAAGCGCATCAAGGGCCTTTGTGTCCTTGATTTTTTCACCGTCCAGCTCCAGCGCCGCCATTTCCTCTCCACATCCGCGCATGGCGAGGTCGAGATTTGCGCCGGTGATGTTTTTGCTCTCAAAGTAAGCACGCACGGCCTTTTCTTTCGCCGCCTTGCTTTCCTTTGCCGTGACGCCGGATTTATAAGCTTCAAAGTCCGAGTGTTCCTTCTCGTACTTTTCCTTATAGCCGCCGTCACCCGCTGCCTTGAGGTCATCCAACTGCTTCTGGACGCTTGGCAGTATCTCCGCATCGGCCTTGTATCGGCTTACATCCGCTTTCAGACCGTCCACAGTGTCGGTATGCGCTTCGATGATGGTATCTACCTGCTCATCAGTAAGGCCCATACCCTTCAAAAGTTTGCGTGTAAGTGCCATGACACTATCTCCTTTTCTTTGGCCGCGTTTCTTTGCGGACGATAGTTTTTATAAAAACCGCTGTGCTTCGCGGGTTTTACTTAAACAAAAGAGCCAACCGGCTACAAATCGTAGTCAGTTGGCTCCTATTGCCCTTTCCCACGCCCAATTACGCGGGAGTTGAATATTTGATTGTTTTTTTGACTTCTAACACGATGTAACCGTCACCCTTGCGCCGGATCTCCACATCGTTGCCGCGCCGGATAATAGCCTCGATGGTCTGCATCAGTTTATCATCCATCAGCCCACCCCGATTTCTTTCAAATACGCTTCATACTCATAGGGGATGCCAATGTCATAATTCTTGTAGTAATGCAGAAACTCATACGGGAAGGTGAATTTACCGTCCCAAAACATACCTGCGTGAAGTTCTTCGCCAGTAAACATATCAAAACTGGGCAACGATGTCAGTCCGGCATCAAGGGAGGAAATGTGGCTTAAAATCGCTTCTTTTGGGATACTATTTTTGTATTTCTTATAGTCTTCAAAATTCTCAATAGAATTCTTGTATGGCAATCCTTTAAAAAAACCGAAATCCATGTCACTTTCTCCTTCCTCTTTGATTTGGGGTAAACGGCAAAATATTTCCTTCCCCATGTGTTCCTACTTTCAGTACGCCAGCACCGGAAATAAAAAGCACATCGTCTGGGGCTTTCACTTCAACGCCAAGTGCATTTGCCAGCTCTTCTGCAAAGCAATAATCGTTTTCCATGCGTGCGCCTGTGCTGCAAGATAGCAAACGAACTTTCTGGCCATTCCACCCTTTACTATGCCGAATGACTGCGGCAAGTAAGCGCGGTGACATATTGAGTTCTTTTGTACCAAATCCGACTGCCGTCTGGCTTCCGTGCATAGCGACGTCAAAATACGTTTTAAGAGGTTTTACCCTTTTAACGTTTTCATTCAGCGGGTCACCGTCCGGGAAGCAAGCAAAGCCATTTTCCAGCTTCATTGTACGTCTTTTCACAATAGAATTCAAGTTATCTCTTGCGTCTGCGCCGAAAAACTTAAGAGTGTCTCTATCGTCTTTAGCGTAAGCCGCTGCCACTTTTGCTCGTTGCGTTTTTATGGAATTTGCCGCTTTGATTGTTGCGTCATCCGTAAAATAGACGCGCATCCGCTCCGGTTGCTCCGGCAGTCCAGCTTCCGCGCTGAACGCCTTGTATTTAGCGTTTAGCCGCCGTAGCCGTATGTTTACCGCTGTCTCGTCTTCATGCAATCCTGCGGCTTTGTAGGCGGCTTTCTCGCGCTTGAGCTTTCGAATCTCCCGTTCCACACGCCGCTGCATTTGCGTTGCTTCATACGCTGTGTATGTTTTTCCGTCGTAGGTGCATCCCAGTCCATCGTCTATATGCTTGAGCTGGTCTTCAGTGTATGTCCGTTCAGAAACACCCTCCACCCACGGGAACCGCCTGTGTCGGCAGTTTGCACCTTCCAGACCATCAACAGCACCAAGACCGCAAACCTTATAGATGCTCGGGTAAATATCCCCGTCGCGGACACTGTAAACCTTTCCCTGCCAGTTCTTATGGCTTGACCACGGAGACGGCCCCGGCTTGTCGCGCGCGCCGGAATGGGCAGAAACCTCAAAATACGGTGTCTCAAGATATTCCGCGGATTGCTCCGTGTACTTTGCGCAGATTTGGGAAACGCCTGTCATTACCGCCCGCCGCGCCGCCACATCGATATGATCTCGATGGCCGCTCTCGTAGTCAACGACCTTCAAGCCACTGTCCGCAAGCTGCTTTACCGCCGTCTTGATTGCCTGATTGTAGTTGATCGCGCCGCTCTGCACCTGCATTACTGCATTATCCAGCGCCCATTGGTATGCTTTGGCAGGCGGAAGCATCGTGCGTCCAGCGTCCACCAGGAATCCCATAGAAGCGGTCAAGTTTCGAAATGTGTCAATCGTCTGCTTTTTGATTGCCGCAACTTCCGCATCGTCAACCAGTTTTCCCGGCTGTGTGATGTGCGCAAGGTTGATAAGCTCTGTGTAATACTTCTGGTTACGCTCTACCACATCATCAAGCAGCTTATCCAGCTTTGTTTTGCTGATGCCGGAAGTTTCAAGAACTGCTTTCTCAATCTCCTTAAGATCAATTCCGTGGGAACGCAGCGCACGGATTGCCTGCACTGTTACCTCGTTCAGCTCATCCGCAGCTTTCAGCCGGGAGCAAATTTCATCCAGCAGCACAAGCTCAAGCGCCCGAAACAGTTCTGCCAGACCCTCCGGAAGTGCGTCAAGCAGAGCAGGGTCAAAAGGGTAAGGACGCATTGGCCGTCACCTCACTCGATATCTTCTTGCGGCTCTTTTGTCATGTCTTGCATCTTGGGAAGCGCCGCCTTTGCGGTGGCCTCGTCCTCGTTCATCCAGCGCATACGGAACTCCCAGTCGTTCATGATGCCAGCGTTAAGCAACTGCACATCGCGGTTAAAGTCCTGCCCCTTGTCTTCAATGATACTGTCATCAAAGTCAATGGAAATTTCAACTTCCTCATCCAGCCCGGCGTTCATAAACTTATTTCCCATGCGAAGCAGGGTGCGACACAGCCCTGTGATCGCTTGCTCGAGCAAAATCTCATGCTTTTTAATAGTCCGGAACAATGTGCTGTTTTCGCTGATGACTTGCGTAGCCGTTGCAATACTGCCTCGGTCAAATTTGTAATGGTTTTCACCGAATCCGCACTTGCTCGACAAGATGTTCAGCATATCTTGCATACCGGTGTTAAACTCCGCTGTGCGCAGCGTCATGTCGACCTGTTGGAGGATGCTGCCATCACTTCCTCTGTCTTCCGGCATAACATAGTATATGGTCTCACGCTTGTCGAACATAGGGCGACCGTCAACGCTTTTGATGGCCTCCGGCTGCACCACAATGCGCTTCTTGCCAAGGACAAACTCGTTTACATAGCTGTCGTATGTAATATCAACGCCCTTTAACTGGTCGATGGCATACGCATACACTGCAACGCCCATCGGGTTAAACTCATCGGAATTCGCAATGTTCAGGCGGTCGATAATAAACTGCGGCTTGTCGCTCCCTGTGTGAACGACAGGCGGGATCGTTTCAAAGCCCCGCACGCTGGCCAGCGGTACCTCATCTGTGCCGTACAGGTGGTTTTCAATGTCATACTCGCCGCCGTTCAGCCGATGAACCTGGATGTAAGTGTACTCCGTATCATTAACCCTTTTTGTTGACGCAAAAGCGCACTCTCGAATGACTCCGTTATCCCACGTCAGCGGATAGATGTTCCCTGCACTGACATAATTGATTCGAATTCGACCGGCGTCCACAATCTCCGATGTGTCCGGATTGATGCTCATACCCTCGACCGTGGGGACATAGGCAACAGTTCCTACCGCAGCTTTCCGCTCCTGCGCTTCGTTGGCCTTAACCCACCAGTTGTTATCTGCAAGGATCGCGTCTACAAAGTCCTGCTCTCGTTTTCCCTCAAGGGTGATGTTCACTCGCTCATTCATCAGCAGGTTTGCCCAGTCCTCGCAGACCTTCTTGCACATGTTGACAGAATATCTATGGCATTCCAGCTCTTCGATGCCGTTCCACACCGTATAGCTGTGGAAGTCCTTCACATCGCCGTCATACCAAGATCGCCATACACCGATCAACGAGTAAAACTTGCTGTCGACCGTATCAAAGCCCAATTCTACTAATGCTCTGCGGATATTCACTCTCTCACCATCCCATCATGTGACCGGCACGCTCCAGGTCTTTGTAATATGGCTCAATGCTGTACTCAAAGGCATCCAAACTATCGATATCGGATGTGCCGTCATCCAAGCGCTCATCTTCAAACTTATCAGGATCATAAATCGCGGTTTGTAGCGCATCGATCAGATGCGGGCAGCTCCGCGAAACCTTAAAGCGGCCCTGCTTCATCAGCAGTACCACCAACCGGATGCGATCAGTGATTTGCATTTTCAGCGCGTTCTTAACCTGCGTGCCGAGGTGCATCTTCTGCGCGGTATGATCTAACCCACGAATCAATACTGTTTCCGCGCTATCCGCTCTTGTTTGGCTGTATCCATACTTAGCCGTCACTATCTGGCAAAATGTGGCAAACCGCCGATTCAGGGCAACAGGGTCAATCTCCTCGTTTTTGATATATTCCTCTTCCAAAGCAACAACGCGAAAGTCCTTTGTAATACCGGTCGCCTGAAACTTTGTCGCAGACTTTGTGCCGCCAAAGTCAACGCCAATAGAAATAACGGTAAACATTGTTCCGTTTTCTTCTGCCCATTTTAGAGGCTCGTCAATTAGATACTTCTCCGTGTTATTGGCAAAATCCTTATATACCACACCTTCCGCCGCCACCCAAAGACCGCGAACATATCTGTCATAGAAGATGCCGGCGTACATATTCTCGTAGCGCTCAAGCGTTCTCGCACTCAAGCCAGGGTTATCTGTCATCTCGAAGTGAAGATATAGCGTATTCCGTTCGCGGTGTCGCTTAATCCACTCCTGATAGAACCAGTGATGCGGGCTGCCGGGGTTACAAGAGAACCACAGCTTTGCACCGTCCACAGAACATCGTGCAAGCGCCTGTTCCACAAACGAGCGCGGCATCAGCACCACCTCGTCCAGCAGCACACCCGCCAGCGTGCGGCCTTGAATCAGCGTATAGCTGGCCTCGTCCTTGCCGCCGAACACCTCAAAGTAATTCGTCACGGCGCCGCGCCGCACTTCCATCACCTTGTCGCCGCGCCGCCAGCGGATAATATAGCGCTCCTTTGCAAGGCTCATCGCCGTGAACGGAACGATGATGTTCTTGGTGCAGCTGTCCACCGTGCGGCCACACACACCGAAGCGCTGACCGCTGAAATTCTCCATCGCCCAGCGGACGAACGCCCACATCATGATGGAGGTTTTGCCGGAACGCACCGCGCCGTCACAGATCAGCGCGTCATACTTGGAATAGGGGAAGGCAAGGATCTTCTGCTGCTTTGCGCTAATCATCGCTTTCCAACCCCTCTGCCATTTCGCGCAGGCTTACGCTCAAAGCGTCCTCCTGCGTGTTGTCAGTCGGCAAGCCAATCTCCACAACGTCACGCTGGCCAAGGTACTGTTTCCCCAGCCAAATAGCCATGCTTGCGTTCTTTGCCGCAAGCTGCCACTGGCTCCGACGCAGCGAAATTTTCCCCGCTCCGCGCTTTTGTTTAAATACCTCGGAAAAACTGGCATGATAGGTGCGTTTACACCAACTATCCAGTGTTTTATCGGTCACGTCAAACCAACCGCAGATTTCCTCAAGCGTGCATTGCAGGCCGCAGAGGTTCTCGAACTGCTTCTGGTCTATTTCCTTTCTTGGCCTTGCCATACGCGCCCTCCTTTCTCTGCTGGCGTTTAATAAACTTCTCCATGTCCCGCTTTAGGTGCGGGCTGCTTGTATTTTCGATGATTTCCCGCGCTTCTTCAATCGTCATGCCCAAGTCCTGCCACGATTTTCTTTTCTCTGTCGGAAAGTTCCCACACGTTTGTATCACGCACTCTTACTTTCTCGGCGGCGGCTTTCTCGGCGGCGGCTTTCTCGGCGGCGGCTTTCTTTGAAAGCAAATAGCCGCTTCCGAATAGTGCTTTCCCGCTTTCCTTCTGCGCATCAAGACCACGAATGAAATGCACATCATCTGCACAAATTTCAAGTGATACGCCATGCGCCGCCATGTAGCAAAGCATTGTTGCCGTTAATACTTCGTCCGGATATTCATATTTTGGGAGCGTTTTATGCTGTTTTGCAAGATTTTCTTTATTCGCTTCGTCTATCTGCTCTCTCAAATCAGATGCGGCAATAATTTTTTTGCTTCCCAAGTTCGTCACAAACGATGTGTTTACGCTTGCACCGTTTTCATAAACCACACCGCTACCGCAAGCAACGTAGTTTGCCTTACCTCGCATGATTCCGAGCAACGTCAAAGTCGGCGCAAAAAGAAAATATGCAATGCCGTTTTCTGTATACCACTCACAGATCTCAGAAATAATAGAAAATGGAGGATTGTCAATAACAACGCACCCTTTTGGATAGTTTTCTTTTTTGTAATTTCCTCCGGGATAAAAAGGGCGAACAACAGGTGGATTGCCAAGTTTATATTTTTTCAGGCTCCACCGCTTGGCTACATTGTAAATATTTTCTGGTGTGTAGCAATCGTCCGTTGTTTTCTTCGCCTCGAACTTTTCAAGGAAAGCTTGGTAGTCCTCGTCATCGTCTGAAAGCTCTCCACGCTCCATCCTTTCCCGGAACTCCTGCTCTCTTTGCTCGTTGGTCATTTCTTCAATTTCGGATTCGTCCATCTCCGGAAAAGAAAAGTCAAAGTCAAACGCCGACAGGTCAAGCCCCGGCAGTTCCACCGCCAGCAGGTCAAAGTCCCAGTCGCTCTCGTTGCTCTTGTTATCCACCAGCCGCAGGGCGTTCACTTGCTCCGGTGTCAGATCGTCCACACAGACACACGGCACTTCTTCCATGCCCAGCTTCTTTGCCGCCATAGCGCGGCAGTGGCCGATGACAATAACACCCTCTCGGTCAATCACAATCGGCTGCACGAACCCGTACTGTTTAATGCTTTCGGCCACATTGTTGATTTGCCGTCTGTCGTGCTTCTTGGCATTTGCAGCATACGGCATAATATCCGCCAGCCGATTGTTTTTTACTTCCATGTGGCCTCCTTTGCCTGACGCAGCGGCCTCCCACCACTGGCCTTTGTCATTGCCGCGTCCTTCCCCGGCTTTCGCCTCGCCTGTATTCCATGTCTCCCCTGGGTCACATTTTTAAGAGGTGCGGGAAGTCCTGTTTTATGTAAGCAGACTATTTGGGACGCATCCCTTACAGCGGTCTGCCAGCGCACCGCCTGTTGTTTTACACAATCGGTCGGGTGCCACCACGCATCCATACTGTCCTACACAGCGGCTTTGTCCTAAGACAACCGCCACCACACCGCATCCACGCCTCGGATTTCTTTCGGCACGGTGGTACCCAGACCAACCACGGAACTTTACAGCCCTGCGCCGGTACGTCGGTCGCATCCGTTCATCTTTACAAAGCCGGTGCCAGCCAATACATAAATTCTTTCGTCCTGCCGCTTTCGTACAGCGCACAGGCAAGCCCCTTGTAGCGGTCTTACCCTTCCGTGGTGCCGCAATGCGGTAGCATACATCTGGTACGGCATTGCAGTCCTGCCCTGCTTTAGCGCTTCGGGGAAAGTCCCCGTCACTCGCTGTGGCCTCCCCTTACGGGGCACCTATGCCGCGTGTGGGGCATACGCCCCAAGAAAGCCCCTTGCGGGTGAAAACGATCCAACGTTTTCATCTGGCGCCGCATGAGAGGTGCGCCCTCCCGCCCCCCCCCGAAATGTGGGGCGGCATCTGCCTGCGGCATATTGCTCCATCCGGGCGGATCCAAAGCCCCGCCCATCAGGAAAGAAGGGGGAAAAGAAAAAGAATGGAGATGCAGAGTTTGCCCCTGCATCTCCCATGATAAAGTGCGTTTTTTCAATTTTTCCACTTTTAAGTGGAATTTTCAAAATTTATTTTTCGGCAATATCTACCACGCAGGGATAGTCCGTCCTGCCCATCAGATAGTCCACCGACACGCCAAATTCATCCGCTATACTCTTCAGCGCATCCATCGTCGGCTTCGCCGTCCCAAGCTCATACCGGCGTATGGCGTCCGAGTTCAGCCCGCAGCGCTCCGACAGCACATACCGCTTCAGTCTCTTTTTCTCCCGCAGCTTTCTAAGCCGTTCCGGGAATTCGCTCATGTCAGCACCTCCTCCGGAAAGAACGTCTCCCGAATGCCCTTGCACTCCGCCACGATGTATCGACCTTTCGGATGCACATACACCACCGTTGCCTTGCGCACAGGGTACAGATTGTCCTTTGTCGCCCCGGTGCCGGGGAACGGCTCCGGCATCGTCAGAAACCGCGCCCGGATGGTATCACCCTTCTGCATCGCCGCAGTCCTTTCTCTCGCCGTAGGAGCAGAAGTCGTCCGCTCTTACTTCCATACATCCCAACAAGCGAGAACACCAATGTTTGTCAAGCAGAGTATCCGGCCTGTCCCACTTGCAGTCCTTGCACCGCACCACGACCTCTGCGTCTACGGTGGGAAGCTGCTCTGCATACTCCAACACCGTCTCAATGCCGTTGATAAAATGCTCGTTGACGTGTTCTTTGTCACAGCGGTTCGCCCGAATGGGAAACTCTTGCAGTTTGTCACCATCAATCAGCCGCATCGTTGTCACCTCAGTCCATCTTAGCCCCGCAGTTGGGGCAGTAGTGGGTATATCTTGGGATAAGACTATATCCTCTGCCACACTCAGAGCAGATGATAATTCCACTTCCATCATCGCCCCACCGCCCATGCACTACCGGCGCAACATCAGCGGCGGGTATCTCGTCTAAAAGTTGTTCTGCGGCGTAGGCGTATTCGATATGCAACAGACCCTTCGCCTTTTCCCTGCTAATGTATTCATCCATTGTCCTTCTCCTCCCCATTAAACCACTTCCGCAGTTTGTTAGCGCACGAAACACACAGCTCGTAGTCGTTGTCGTTTATGTCGTTCTTAACTCGCCGCATACTGGCATAGGTGACGGAGTTAAACGGGTTGATCTCCGCACCACAGCGGTCACATACTCTCTTTGTTGCCATTGTCAGCCCTCCTTTGGTTTATCCAGTGGCAAGCAAGCGCACTCGCAGTATTTGACGTACTGATCGAGCGGAACAAGTACGGTGTCATATTTTTTGTATTTCTTGCAAAAACCGATACACATCTGCACCGGTTCATCCACCTTGCATACATCGCCAGCACCATAACCGCTTTCCTGCCACTCTTCGAGTGAGTACACTTCTGCGTTGTTAGGATATTGTGTATAACCGCCAAACGACCGCTTCTCTTCGTCTTTTGTTCTGCTTCCCCACAGCCAGCACGGCATACCGAACTTCCAACCGTATATCGTATGCTTGATACTGACCGCAACAAGGTTTCTTTCACCCATTGTCAGCCCTCCTGTTCCATGCTTCGATTTTGTTTGCCCTAATCACAAAACCAGAAAGAACGCACCCGTTATACCAATGCTTCCATTCTCCGCAGTTTGGAGTTCTTACAATCTCACCCATCGGCTTAGCTTCCGCTCCGCAGAACGGGCAGGGTTTCAATTCAAACATCTTCTGCCTCCTCCACATAGCACCAGCTCTGCGGCGCGCGCTTGATCTGTAAGCTCTCGTTTCCGCAAGTGCCGTTGTTTCCCCGGTACATGGCGCAGCTTTCGCAGTACCAACTGTTTTGGCACGATCGGCGGAACTCGCTCAACTCTCGCGGCGCGTCGTAGATGCGCAGATCAGAGATATGCCAGCCGTAGCCGGTTCCCTTTAGGTAGTTCACAATTTCTTCCCGTGTCAGGCAGGCTTTCTTTTCTACGTCATCCGGTGCATGGTTGAGGGGCGCAAGCTCATAAATCCGGTCGCAGGTAAACTCCCCGATAACCTTGCCCCATGAGCCGCGCAGTCTGCGTGCGTCGTTGCCCTGTGAGCAATAGATATAGGCCTAAACGGCGTCGGCAATTTTGGCCTGGTCTTGCGGACTTCGATAGTCTTTTCGCCGCTGGCGATCTTCTCCACCCACTTGGGGCGGATGCTCAGCATGACAGCCTTGCTCATTTCTTCATCGCCTCCAATGCTTTCTCCGCCTCCTCGCGGGTGAGGAAAACTGTCTTGCCGATATCGGCTTGCTCGAAGACCATCATGTCGGAAAGCGTCGTGTAGACTACATTCGTCTTCCCACTTTCCGACATCCCGACATCAGCTTCATAGAGCGCATCTTCATAGATGTATCCGTCGTCGATTATGTATAACATGCTTGAAAGAATCGGCGTAAGTACTGGCTTTACTGGCAGCACCACCAGCCGACCGGCCTTGTCGGCCTCCGCCAGCTCGCGCAGGCGGTCAAGGCCGCCACACTCCCCGACGATAGCGAAAAGTTTGCTCCACTCCTTAACAATTGCAGACACTTCCTCCGGTTTCAGCCCCGTGTCCTCGTAGGCGGCGCTGTCGTTGGCTTTCATCAGTGCCTCGATGTGCCGCTGCTGGTTCTCGATCAGGTCAGCGGCGGCAATATTTTTCTTCTGTCTGCAATCTTCGTTGGGGGTGGTCATGCCGAAAAACGCGCAATTCCCTTTGCAATTCACTTCCGGGCTTGCACAGCACCGCAGCGCGGTCACGATCTCATCTCTTGTCATGTCATTCCTCCTCCGGAAAATGTTTCTTTGTCACCGCGATAGGAAACGGCTCGATCTCGCTTGCCCACCGCGCCGTGCCTTTACCGTGTATGCGTTCCCAAATCAGCGGGAATCCAGCGATGCCATCAAATAAGCTTCCCAGCGTCGCGCCCTCCGGCAGATACCGCGCCATGCGCCGCAGCATCCAGTCCCAGAAGGGCAGGGCGATGGAGTTGCCCAGCGCCTTGTACCGTGGGCTGTCCGCACTTCCTTTCACTTTTATTTCGCGCCCGCGTTTATCTGTTTTAACCCAATCCCCAATATCCGTCCATCCGTCCGGGAATCCTTGCAGCCGTTCGCATTCCATCGGCGTCAATCGGCGCACCACCATGTGCGTGATGGCAAGGTCTGTGCTGTCCTTAAAGTCTCGTTGCTTGCAGCTGCTTGCAACATCGCCCTCGCGATAATCGCCGAAGCCCTGCATTTGATAGCAAACCGTCGGGACCTCGCCGAAGGTATGCAGCGCAGGACACGGCTTGTCCGGTCCGACGGTGCTGTGGTTATTCGGCGATGTGATCTGCGCGCGATCAAATATCAAAACAGACGGACATTGATTCAGCCCGCTCGATACCGCGCCCAGCGTCGGCGCGCATTCCTCGGCGTAGCCGATGCCGTTCGCCTTTGCACCCTGCCCCGCCTTAAACCCGGCGTACAGTACGCTGTCCCGTGCCATGCCGCCGTTCTCGTTGGCGTTCAAACTGTGCCATGCGCCATCCTGATCGTACACCCTTGCGCTCTGTGCATCCCAAGGATTCATGCACATTACCCCGTGGCGGTCGCCGGCGGTCAGCGTGGGGGATGGGTCGCCCTCTTTGCCGATGCCAAGACCGTTGCCGCTGCCATCGTGGTTGCGGCTCTCTCCGCCGCCCTGCCATCTGGTGGCTTTGTCGTTGATGGGGATTGCCGTTGCAAATACGCCATGCGAATGTGCGGCAGAAATGGTGTTCGCCGGGTCGCCCGGTTCTCCTACGCCAAATCCTGTTCCGCGCCCTAACGCTTTGCAGCGCGTAGCCACCATCAGGTTTATAGGCGTGGGCGTAAAAATCGTCTGGTCGTTGCCCGTACCCAGCGTGCCGCTTTTCTCCGTCTGCACTAACGCGCCTTTTCCTCCTCCGTCACAGCCCCCCCTGATGTGAACTGCATAAGAAGTACCGCTTTCAGCCGCATCGGCAGGTCTTTCCCCCGCCGCTCCGCTCTCCGCAGGATGCCCAGACACGCTTTCGCGGTCAAATTGTATTTGGGCAGCGGATTCACCTCCAAAATCTGCGACAACCGAGATTCTTCGGCGACGCTGTGGGGTCCCCAGACGGATAACATTTCCTGTACGGCTGTCTCGGATGGTTTTTCCCCAGTCTTTAGCGTCGTGAGTTCGCCAAGCGATAGACCACCCATCACCGTCAATGGCTCCTGCTTTTGTCCATTTCCACTTTTCCGGCAGTCCAGATAGAGAAAATCCTGGTTCTGCGATACGCGCAATTTCTTCCAGCACGGCGTGGAAGTCTTTTCCTCTGTTGCTGCTGAATGCTCCGACAACGTTCTCCCAAACGAGAAACCGAGGTCGGACCATGTTACCTGTCCGTCCATTCCGTTTGTCCTCCGCTCTCATTTCTTTTACGACGCGCACCTGCTCCATAAACAAGCCGCTTCGCGCTCCCGCCAGTCCGGCGCGTTTTCCGGCGATGGATAAATCCTGTCTAACAAGGTGAACCACCTGTAATACACCAAATGGGTTCAATCTCTGCCCCATTTATTTTCGTAATATCGCCTAAATGTTTCACCTAAATCACCTCCTAATCTCCAAACACAACGCCGCACTCGTCCTTCAGCACGTCCTTGATGTGCTTCCGCTTGATGCGGCCCTCGTTGATCTCCTCCGCCAGCTTTTCCAGGCACTCATACAGATACGCGATGCTCTGCGTGTCCCGGCTGTCCGCTGTCTCCTCCTGGACGTGCCAGCCGCACTTGTCGATGAGTTCCATAGCCACCATGTCCATGCACTCCTGCGTGCCTCTGCGCTTGCCGTCCATAAAAATCCGGTCGTCCCGGCTCAAATGCTGCTTGCCCACGTCACCACAACCTTTCCTGCGCCGTATGCTCCGCAAAACGCTGCTCCTGCAGTCGGAAATACGTCGGCTCGATCTCGCACCCCACGAACTCAAAACCGAGGTCGTAAGCCGCTATTCGGCTGCTCCCACTGCCGAGGTGCGTGTCCAGTATGCGCCAGCCCTCCTTGGCGTACTTCTGCAGCAGCCACACATATAGCGCCACGGGCTTTTGCGTGGGATGGATGCGCTTTTCATTCAGGGCCTTGTTCCCTTGCTGGATGGCTCCCTCTGAAATGCTCTTTCCTTGGAACATACCGTTCCACATGTACCGGAAGATGCGCACACTGTCGTGGCAGTTTGTGGCCGCCAGTTCACAGTCCGAAAACGAACTGTTGTCGTTACATTTGTCCCAGACGATACGACCGGAAGGGAAAACAACATCAAAGTAATTGCATCCCCAGACGATATATTTTTTCGCCACGCGCACCAGTTCGGCAAAATAGTCGATACCCGGCACATCCCACTTGGGAGATATGGGATAATCCCGATGTACGCCGATGGGGCTGACCTTGCAGCCGTAATACCCTCTGCGTTCCGGGCCGGTAAAGTACGGCGGGTCTGCGATGGCAAGATCAAACGCCTTATCCGGCAGTGCCCGCATATACTCCATGCAGTCGGTGTTTATCGCAATCTGCTTGCCCATCACTCGCCCTCCTGTATGCGCACAACCTCGTAGCAGCCGTAGCTTCCGCCGTGCCGGAACGCCTTACAAATTGCCGCACGGACATTCTGGTATTTTCGACCGGACAACTGCGCCAACTCCGCCGTGGTCGTACCCCACCAGCGGGGCAGGCGGTACTTATCACGGGTGACGATCATGTATACCGTGGCCATGCTCACACCTCCCGGATGGCAAATCCGTACCGATTGCGGAACAGCTTTGCTTTCACGGCATACTCCCGCGTCCGCATCCCCTTCACGTCCTCCACCACCGGCAGCCAATACCGCTGGCCGTAGCTGTCAGGAGCCGTCCGGCGCTCGTACACGAAGTCCGCAACGTAGTCGATACTTTTCACCCGGTCGCCCTCAAACGTCGTGTACGCCTCTTGCAAGCAGTATCTTACCTGCAATTTCAGCCCCCGTATCTCCCCGGCCTTTTGCAGCATCATCAGCGCGTCGTAGCGCTCCGCCTCCTTCTTGCTGTCGAAGGTCAGCTTGCCGCGCCGCGTCTTCTGCGCCTTGTACTTGCTTGGCTTGCGCATCTTCTCCATGACCTGCTCCTGTGCCGCAAGCCCCAGCCGCATCAGATCCTCACTGTTCATTCAACAACCCTCTTTTCTCCAGTCCACGCCTGCTCATGGTGTAGCGCTTGACCGTCGTCATTTTCTGCGCTTTTCCGCAGCGCTGGCACACGCCCTGCGCCCATCCGTGGAACGCTGGCTCGATGATGTAATCCGCCGCCATCTCCTGCAAACAGGCCACGCACAGCCGCGCTCTGGCCACGCGCCAGATGCCCTTATCCATCCAGCGCCTCCTTGGCCTCCTGCCACGTCATCCCGTGTTCCCGTGCATAGCGGGAGATACGGCCCAGCTTGCGCTCCTTGTGGACGTAATCCCGCATCCACGCGGTCTTTTTATCACACACCTGCTGCGCAGTGCTGGGAAGCGCCGCCGTGCGGCTTGCAAGCTCCGCCACGCGCTGTTTTATCTGCCCGACAACAGGGGGGAACCCTTTGCTGTCAGACGCGATAAACGCCCTCACAGCCGCAGCAACGGTGTTGTAGCTGTCCTCTGCGAACATATCCGCCCACAGCGCCACCACGCCCTCCGCGTCCTGCCGCGTCATGCCTCGGTAGAAGTTCGGGTATGTCGCCTGCAAAACGGCCATGATCTTCAACGTCTCGCCCTGTGTCATTGCCTCTCCTCCAGCATCTCCAGAAACACGTTGCCGCTTGCCTTGCTCACCGCGCCGTGGTCATCCTTCCAGCGCGTTTCCCAGTTCCGCACGGCGGCTTTCCAGTCCTTCATGCGGTTTTTGCCTACCATCCAGCCCTTCTGCTGGTAGAACGACACAAAGCGCTCTGCATTGACGTGATAGCCTTTCTCGCTGACATACACTGCCACGGCTTCAACGGTCGGCGGTGTGAAGCGCGCCGCGCGTGTATCTCTCTTGCCATCGTCAGATGGCAGAGTATCGGTTTCGGTTTCGGTATTGGTTTCGGTATTGCCATTTTTGCCATTGGCAGGAATGGCTGTGCTATCTTTGCCATTAGCAAAAATGCCTTTGCCATTTTGCCATCTTGCAGCAGCGCCTGCTTTACCTGCTTCGCTTCTCACAGCGGATACATCCTCGTAACTTGCCTTAAACCGATCTTCCTGTGCCATCACGCGCTTGGCATAAAATCTCTCATTGCCACAGAGCGCTATCTTCTCTCCCGTCATGCTGTATGCCAGCAATGCCCGCGTTAGACGACCGAACTCTGCATCGTTGAGCGCTTCCATCTCCTCTAAATAATCATAGGGGAGGGCAGCATAGTTTCTTGCCATTGCGCCACCCCTTAGTCCATAAGGGGGGGATCCTTCTTCATCGCCCCGATGACGTAAACGCCGCGCTCCTTGTCCAGCGCCACCTGTACGATGTTTTCCAGGTGCCGATTCTGCCGCCGCAGACCCTTGATCTCATCCTGCATCTTTCCCATTCTTTTCTTCCTTTCTCTCGTACTCGTCCGTCAGGTGCCGTGCGATGGTGCAATGCTCCCACGCACCGGCACAGGATTGATTCATGAAGCGGAATGCCGCGCCGCCCGTCTCGAAGCTGACGCGGCTTCCGCCCTCGCAGCAGACCGCCATTTCTCGCTGCTGGTGAAGTAGGGGCAGGTGTACCGCTTGTGCCAGTAATCCATGCCGCTTACCCCTCCCATCAGAACGGCAGGTCGCCGTCATCCTCGATTTCGGTAAAGCCGGTAGGTTGTGCTGCCTCGGTAAAGCCGGTGGGTCGCGCCGCGCCGCTGTCCGTGTCCCGCTTGGCATCGCCAAAGTAGATATTGTCCGCCAGTACCTCGGCGTTCCGGCGCTTGTTCCCGTCCTTGTCCGTCCAGTCCCGCAGCTGCAAGCGCCCCTCCACCACGGCCATACGGCCCTTGGAGAAATACTTGGATACGAACTCGGCGGTGTTGCGCCATGCCACCACGTCAATAAAATCCGTGTCCTTGGTGCCGTCCGCGTTCTTAAAGTCCCTGTCTACCGCCAGCGTGAAGCTGGTGACGGCGGTGCCGTTCTGCGTCCTGCGCAGCTCCGGATCGCGGGTCAGGCGTCCCATAATGAAAATCTTGTTCAGCATTTCTTATCTCCTCTCATAAGTAACTTTTTCCGAACTCGCGGCGGAAGTCCTCCTCCGTCCAGCCCTGCTCCTCCATTGCCTTGAGCTGCCCGTACCGCCTCAGCCTACGCATCTGGTCGCCGCTCCGGTGTACGGCACTCTTGCCGTTCCGGTGGCACCTGTTGCCGCAGAGCCACACTACCAGGCCGTACTTTTCGCTTTTCTTGCGGTTCGTCCCGCCAAAAATGTGGTGGCATTCCAACGGGTCGTTTGGGTCACGCCGTCCGCACAGGAAACACCGTATCATACGCTCACCTCTCCCCACCGGCTCACAAGGGCATCCAGCTCTCGCGGCGTCATGGTCTCGATGCCGACATCCCGGCAATCCTGCACGATGGCGTCTATCAGCCGCGCCATCTGCTCCGTGTCGTATACGGAGCTGCCGTACCAGACGGTCACGTTCACGCAGCCCTTGATTTTGCTGGTGCCTGTATCGGTCATCCATCCGATACCGTTCCGCTCCCAGCTCCGGCAGAACGCCTCCGCCGCCTTTTCCCGCAGGCACAGCACCTCGCTGACGCCGCCGATGCTCTGTATCTCCTGCCGATATACCTTCTCTCTCGCAACGCCGTAGTGCGCCGCCAGCTTGTCCAGCAGCACCCACGCATACCCGTTTGCATCGAGGCTCCGGCCCTTGCCCTTGATGGTGGCGGTGTACGCCTTGCCCGGCTTCAGCGCATCACAGACCTCCATCGCCGCCTCCGGTGACTTCACACGCAGGCAGAGCCACGCGCCCTCGCTGTCCTGCGACCAACGCGCCGCGTTAACCGTTACCTGCCGCATGGTTGTTCTCCGCTCTCATGCAGCCCCAGCAGAGCCGCTTGCCGTACTTCTTTACCGCGTTCTCTACGATCTCGTTGGTGGGATACACACGATCCCCGCACTTTACCGCCTTGATGGGCAGTCCGCAGCACTCACACAGCACCGGCGCCTCCTGCTTGCTCTCCGGCTTGTCATACTTGCTCCTATCCGCGTCCCAGTACACGTCCGCGCCAAAGCCCAGCGCCTTGCACGCCACAGAAATAGCGTCCGTCAACGCCATTTTGAAGCACTCGTCGGAGGTGTACAGGCCGTTCTTCTCCTTGGCAATAAAGGCGCTGCCTCCGGTGCCGGGGATGGCCTCTGACCATGCACCGTCAACCTTGACAAAAAGGTCGATGTCCAGAAATGCGGCCACCTCGCCGTTCGCGCCCTGCTCCAGCCGCTTGTCGGTGACGGTGTACTTCCACCCGATGCCGCAGGGGCCGAACTGCTCTGTCAGCGCCTTGATGCGCCACATGGGGTTGATGTCCGTCTTGCCCTTGAGCCGTCCTGCGTTGATGGGCCGCTTGGCGTTGTCCGGCACCTTGCGTACCGCTTCGTAAATGGTCAGATTATCCATCACTTCACCCCCATGTTCATCCGCGTCACCAGCTCCGCGCCGTCAATGGCCGTCCCGGCTTTCAGCAGCGACGTGATGTCGCTCTTGGCTACCGTGGGCGCGGCGTAGGTCACCTTGCCGCCGTATCCGTTGTCCATGCACCATTTCACAAGAGCCTCCATGCTGGTGATCTCCACCGCCGTGCTCTTGCGGTACGTCACGGAGCATCTTGCCGTCTGGAACGGCGCACCGTCCAGCGCCCGGTCAACGTAGCCCAGCAGCTTGTCCCGCTTGGCTTCCAGCGCCCTGCGCCGCTCCGCCAACTCCTTTTCCTCCTCCCGGATGGCCTTGGCCTCCGCTGCCAGATTCTTCGTCCAGCACACGATGCCCTCGATCTTGGCGTCCCTCGCCATCTGGAGTTCCTCAAAGGCGTCAAAGTCAAGGACTTCGCCGGTCTCGTGGTCGACCAGGTTCTCCAGCGCCTGGTCGATGTGATACAGGCTCATACTCATTTGCTTTCCTCCCATGCGTCAACCGCCGTGATGCAGTTGTCGCACCCGACGATCTCGCCGTTCTCGTTTTTGTAGTAGGTGTCCGTCTCCTCCCCGCACACGGGGCAGATGGGCACGTCGTAGCCCCTCGGCTCCACCGGGCCGTCCCGGTATTCCATCACGCTCCGCATGACATCCACCACAAGGCGGTCAGCAGAGCCGCCCACAGGACAAGCGCCGCAATGCCCAGCGCACGTTCCAGCCGCTTCCGCCTGCACCGCGCGGAGTATTCCCGCGCCCGGCGGTTCCGTTCTCTCTTGCTCATCGGCCCAGCGCCTCCACGCCCTTGACGATGGCCCAGCTCAGCCACGCCGCACCGATAAACGTCAGCGCCCATGCAAACGCGCTCATTTCGCACCTCCACACTTCTTCTCGTTCGGCA